TTGTTTATGGCGCGCAAATAGAAGAAGGCGCTTTCGCTACGTCATACATCCCGACAGAAGGCGCCGCAGCTACTCGTGCTAGAGACATAGCCGAAATCCCAACGAGTGCCTTTGGTTATAACAACGATAAGGGTAGCTTAGTTGTTGATTTCTTAACGCCTGTTGCAGACCAGCTTATGGCACTGGCTATATTTAACACATCAAGCTACCATCACTCCCGTAGTTTATGGAAGTCTAACTATGCCTTAAATGGGGCTGGAGATTATTTCAAAGCTCAAGCACATGACACAGTTGCGGCTCAAACTACAAATCAAGCACTTACTCAACAGACCCAAGCTGGGTACACAAAGTTGGGTTTATCTTATGGAGATAGCGAAAAGGCTGTCAGAGATGGTGGTACAGTTATCTCTGGGGATAGTCGTAGTCCAACCCCAACTCGTTTGCACTTAGGGGGTAGAGATAACGGCTACCAAAGCCAGTGCTGGATCAAGTCCATACAATACTATCCACGCCAACTAACTGATACACAGCTACAGGAGCTAACAACATGACCGACGAACTAATCCTTGAAGATGGTGTAGTAGCTCCGAAGACTGACTTCTACCTCAAGCTAGATGCTGAGGCTGACATGCCTACAGTCCTATCTGATTTCTACAAGCAGGACTACAGCACCATCGTAGACCCTGAGACTGGCGAGGAGAGCCTTCAGATAGAGGGTGAGCCTTACTTTGTCAGTAGTACAGCAGATTACGCTATCGACGTTGTAGGGGTCTTACATGAGCCTACAGGCGTTACCATCACGAATGACGATGGTATGGAGTATCCTGAGATGGAAGCATTAGACGGTTGGCATGTAAACATCCGCCTATCTAGCGAGACTATGCGTGATGCTGTCGAGGCTCTTGATGTATCACATGGTGTTACACCTGATGCACCTAAGCGTGTGTGGCTATGATAAGTATCCTTAAAGGGCAGTACGCAACAGACGTATTTACTACTCAGGCTGAAGCTAGGGTTCGCTCTATGGAGCTAGGTCTTGATGGTGTAACTCACGTCTATGATTATGAGGGTCAAGCAGTCTACATGCCAGCAGCCTCACACGAGGCTTATATGGCCTTTATGGGGGGCTACACACCAGAGATGGAAGAAGCCTCTCCAGTGGACCGCTTAGAGGCTCTCAGGGCTATCGTAGCAGAGATAATAGGTAAGAGTATGACAAAGAACATTGAAGGTAAAATCCTTAAGACTGATGACGAACAGCGTATGGTTTACGGTTGGGCATCGGTTATCACTGAAAAGGGTGAGCCAGTAGTAGATCGTCAGGACGACATGATCGAAGCTGACACTCTAGTTAAAGCAGTGAATGAATTTATGGAGCATGTGCGGGTCGGCAAGGCTATGCACGTTGGGGAGCAAGTAGGGACAGTAGTTCACTCCCTCCCAATCACTAAAGAAATTGGTGATTCTCTAGGTATCCAGTCTGACCGTGAAGGATGGGTTGTCGCTTACAAAGTATTCGATGATGATGTCTGGGCTATGGTCAAGTCTGGTGAATTAGCAGCATTTTCCATTGGTGGAAAAGCTATCAAAGAGGAGATATAACTTGCCCAATCTCTTAAAAAAGTTACAGCTTACAGAGCTTTCCCTTGTGGATCGCCCAGCCAATGCTCAGGCAATGGTATCCCTCTTTAAGCGTGACACTTCCGAAGAGGAACTTATTAAAATGACAGATGAAATGGAAGCCAAAGTAAAGGCGTACATGGATGACAAAGGATGTGGTCGTGGAGAAGCTATGAAGGCTCTCGACATGGACATGGAAAAGTCTGAAGAAGTGGCTGAAGAAGCTGAAGTTGACAAGGCTGCTGAAGAAGTAGCTGAAGAAGTCAGCCCACTAGAAGCTGAAGTTGCTGCACTTAAAGCTGAGAATGAGACACTACGTAAGGGTCTTATCGAAGCTGGCTACGTTATCAAAGCTGACGCTATCGAAAAGAAAGCTGAAGTAGAGATGATGGAAGTCGAAGGCGAGATGGTAGTTAAGTCTGACATCCCAGCCCCAGTTCTTAAAGCACTTGAAGCTGCTGATGTAGCCAAGCGTGAACATGAAATCGAAAAGGCTGACATTGAGTTGACTAAACGTGCTGGTGATACTCTCCCACACTTTGCAACTGATGTAGCTAAATCCCTCGTAGCTAAGTTCTCCGAGGATGAAGCAATTATGGAAGCTCTTAAGGCCGCTGATGCAGCTTTTGAAGCCTCCATGCAAGAATTTGGTAAGTCTGACGTAGACGGCGAGTTCGCTAATTCTGCTGACAAACTGGATGCTCTCGTAAAGTCCTACATGGACGACAACCAACTGAAAAAGAGTGAATTTGCCAAGGCCTATGCTGCTGTAGCTAAGACCGACGAAGGCAAGACACTCATCAATAAATCCTACAAAGGGGAATAATCATGGCTGTTATGCAATCACGCGACAACCGCACCTTCATCGCTGGGGAAGACCTATCCGCAGCACAATTCAAATTCGTAACTCTAGAAGCTGATGGCCAAGTTGATCTTGCCGACTCTGCTGGTGAAAACGCTATGGGCGTATGCCTTGTTGGCGCAGCCGCTGGTAACGCTGTGACCGTATGTGTCTCAGGTTCAGTAATGGTAGAAGCTGGTGGCACGATTGCTGCTGGTGCCCAAGTACAAACTGGTGCTGATGGTACTGCTTTGCTTGCAGCCACTGGTGATGTTGTACTTGGTTATGCCCGTGAAGCTGGTGTAGATGGTCAAATCATCGAAATCGAAATGATCCAAGGCGGCAACGTAGCAGCCTAATCTAGCATTTAAAGGAAATTATAATGCCACTATTGACCCCATCCGCAGTACATATCGACCAACCGTTGTCAAACTTGACACTGGCGTATGTACAAGAGCAAACAAACTTTGTTGCTGATAAAGTATTCCCAGTTGTTGGTGTACAGCGTCAGTCTGACAAGTATTACATCTATGACCGTGCGAACATGAACCGCTCTGGTGACGTTAAGAAACTAGCGCCACGTACAGAAGTTAACCGCATCGGTATGGCAGTGTCTAACTCTGCTTACTACGCTGACGTTTACGGCATTGGCATGGACTTCGATGAGCAGACTATCGCTAACGAAGATGCTATGTTGGAAATCCGTGCAGCAGGCGCACAGACACTTATCAACCGTGTCTTGATTGAGCGTGAGGAGCAGTTCGCTTCTACATTCTTCAACGCAGGTGTATGGACTACAGACGTAACTCCAGGAAACTTGTGGTCTGACTACACAAACTCAACACCAATCTCAGACGTAACTAATGGTAGCCGTACCATGCAGTTGACATCTGGTGGCTTCAAGCCAAACACAATGGTTGTTGGTAAAGAAGTTCGTGACATCTTGATTAACCACCCTGACATCCTTGCACGTTTGAACGGTGGTTCTACCATCAACAACCCTGCATTGATCACAGACGGTAAGTTGGCTGAAATCTTTGGCGTAGAGAACTTCTTCGTCATGGAAGCTGTCAAGAACGGTGCTGTCGAAGGTCTAGCAGAATCTAACGCCTTCATCGGTGGTAAGAACGCACTGTTGGTACACACACCACGCGCATCTGGTCTTATGACACCAGCGGCTGGCTTGACATTCGCTTGGAACAACATTCCAAACGTAAACAACTTGGGCATCACAGTAGAGTCATTCTCTGACGATGCTTTGAAGCGCCAGCAAGTTGCAGAGCATATCCAAGTTAAAATGGCATACGACATGAAAGTCGTCGGTGCTGACTTGGGTTACTTCTTCTCCGCTGTTGTAGCTTAAGCTACTTAAACTAAAGGGGAACCCTGAGCTTAGTCTTGGGGTTCCACCCAATTATAAAAGAACATAACAATATTCATATAATGGAGAGTCCTATGCACCCCACATACTTGGGTTGGCAGGTCGATTGGCCTGTATTCGTTAAGCTACCTTTGTTGGCTGACAATAAGAATTGGAAACGTGGAGATCACTTTAACTGGTTAGAGCGAGGTATGCAGCAAGATAAGGTTGCTATACTTTACGCCACTGGTTATCTTTATCACAACACAGAACTAGAGGTTCAGAATAAAGTTGGAGACCGACTGTCTGAACTAGCTGGAAAAGAACTAGAGACTTTAGTTAATCTTCTTAATGCGGAAGTTAAGTCTCGTACATCAAGTAATGCAGAGTTTGAAGCTAAGAAGTGTAAGAAGTCTAAGATTGATGATAAGCAACGCGGTCTTATTCGTCGCTTCCTTAATGCAAACCACTGGGTGACACAAGACTTCCACGCTATTAGAGATAAAATTATCGGTTAACAACAACGGAGACGACTATGAGTTGGTCTTATGATCCCACAGACTTAAATACCACTACGGCTTCTGGTCGTCTCAACACAGTACGCCTCTTAGTTGGTGACACTGACACCCTAGACCCTCAAAAGGATAACGAAGAGATTACCTTCGCCCTGACTGAGAATGGTAATAACGTGTACTACGCTGGAGCTTGGGTTGCTCGTGCTATCGCATCTAAGTACTCTCGTAAGGTTAATACAGAACTAAGCGGTTCCCTTAAAGCGGATTACTCAGACTTAGCTTCTCAGTATAGGACACTGGCAGACAGCCTAGAGTACCAAGGAAAGACTTCTGGTGCTTCGGTGGGTGTACTGGCTGGAGGCATCACTAAGAGCGGCATAGAGGCTGTGAGAGCAGACACTAACCGTATCGAAGGTTCCTTCCGTAGAGATCGTTTCAAGAACCCTCCGAGCTATCAAACACCAGAATACGAATAAGGAGTAAGTCATGTCGTTTCGTTCCTATGATCTCCTTAACTTAGTACGTGACTTTGGTGAAGCTCTTACCCTACGTCAGATTACAACTGATGGCACATACGATCCCGCTACGGGGTCTGTTGGTGGCTCTGCTACAACTGATACGGTCTTCACTGGCTACATGTATGACTACGCTAACCTAAACCCAAGTGAAGTTATTCGTGGCTCACGTAAGTGCGTTATTCCCTCGTTAGGGTTTACCCCTGAGCCTCAGCCAGATGACCTTATCTTAGGCAATGGCGACACAGTAAAGATCAGTAGGGTTGTTACGATATTCTCTAGTGGATCGCCTGTATGTTACTTATGTGATGTGGAGGAATAATAACATGAAGAGTACATTCACTGTTAACTCTTCGTTTCATAAGAAGATTAAAGGACTTGAGGTTGAAGTCCTTGGTGGAGTTAAGGGTAGGCTAGAAGACATCGCTAGAACTGCTGTAGACTACTCCCCAGTTGATACAGGCGCTTATGTCACATCATTCTCCTACACTATAGGTGCTGGTCGCCCAAGAGGTAAAGACTCCTCTAACCTTCCAACAGGTGCTAACGTGCAAGGTAAGCAACAAGAGGGTTACGACAATCTAATGCAGGACATATCCCGTATCAAGAGCATTGAAGACCTAGACAACATCCAACTCAGGAATGGTTCACCTCACGCAGATGACGTAGAATACGGAGAAGATTGGTACGGTTCTGGTTACTTCGTCTTTGCTAAATTGGAGAGTATCTATGGCTAACGACATCTACAACACTATCCGCGCTGCCTTAGAGACACACCTTTCTACTACTCTTTCTGGCACAGACATAGCTTACGAGAACGTAGCCTTTAGTCCAACTACAGGCACTCTCTTCGTCAAGCCAACATTCATTCCTACGGTAACACAACCTGCTACTCGTGGATTAAACCCGCAGCTTCTGTATCAAGGCGTATTTAACGTCATGGTAAACGCACCAGAAGGTAGTGGCCCTTCCTTAGCTGACACTACTTGCAACACAATAACTAATGCCTTTGCAGCTACTACTGACTTATCTATCGTTGTAGGTGCAGAGACATACATCGTTCGCATACGCTACGCTGAAAGACAGCAAGGTCGTATTGACACCCCTTGGTACGCAGTCCCAATAAACATCGGCTGGTACATCTATAACACTTAATTGGAGAATACAATATGGCCTTTTCACAAGGATCACGTTCCAGTCTATCATTCATAACCGAAGCAACCTTTGGTACAACCCCTGCTGGCAGCTTTGCTAACCTTCCATTCAGCACTCACTCGTTGAACTTAACCAAAGATATTCTTGCTGGCACAGACATCCAAGCTGACCGCATGTCACGGGTTAACCGTCAAGGCAACCGTCAAGTAGCTGGCGACATCGTAGTTGACCTTCGTGATGGTGACTATGACTCACTGCTTGAATCAGCTATGCTTAATACCTTCGCTACTAACGTCCTTAAAGTTGGCGTAGCCCCTAAGTTCTTCTCTATTGAAGACTTCGCTGCTGACATCGACCAAGCTCGTTTGTTCACAGGTATGTCTGTTTCCAGCATGGCTATTTCCCTTGCCCCTAACCAGATGGTAACAACTACCTTCAGCATGGTTGGCAAAGACATGACCATCAGTGGTACTGAGAAGACACAGACTGCTGCCTCTGGTGCGCAACCATTCGATGCTTACTCTGGTGACATCTCAATCGGTACTGTAGGCTCCCCTTCTGCTGTAGCTATCGTAACTGCGCTAGACTTCACACTGAACAACGCTTATGCACCTACATTCGTCATTGGTGATGATAGCGCACCTTCCCTTGAGTATGGTCGTGCAGAAGTTGAAGGCACTCTGACAGCTTACTTCGAAGATGCTTCTTTGATTAACCGCTTCTTGAATGAAACAGAGACAGCAATCCGAGTATCTGTAGACGATCCAACAGGTGCTAATGCTTACATCTTTGACTTCCCTAAAGTTAAGATTAACTCTGCGGATGTTGGTGTCGATGGACCAACCAGCCGTATGATTACTATGTCATTTGTTGCGCTGTATGATTCTACTATGGGGACTAACCTCCAGATCACACGCCCAACCTAAACTAATACCTAGCTAGGTACGTGGAGGCTCTGAGTCGGGTCGGGGTCTCCACACTTTAATCACCCGACATAACTCCCCCGAAAAGGAAATCCAAATGGACCTTAAAGACCTGACACCGAAATTAGATGATATTGTTGTAGAGATCAAGCACCCAACTACAGGTGATATTCTTAAGAATGATGATGGCACACCAATGACTATTACAGTCCTTGCGCCTCACTCTAAAGAGTACAAGAAAATACAACATGAGCAGATTAGCAAGCGACTAAAGAAAGCACAGAAGAGCAAGTCCCAAGAGGTTGACTACTCTGACATTGAAGAGGCTACGCTGGAGGTTCTATCTAAAGCTACGAAGGCTTGGGATATTACATTCGGTGGAGAGAAGCCTAAGCTGTCTGTCGCTAAAGCTAAGAGCATTTACGATGAAGTTTTCTGGATCAAGAACCAGATTGAGGAAGAGGTATCTGACTCGCTGGATTTTATGAAGGTCTGATTTGTGAGTTAGTTGAGTGGGCTGAACACCAGTTTAATCTCAACAAGCCAGATCAGAACGGAACTACAGAACGAGAACATCTTGAACAAGTAGAGAGGCAGACTGGACGTAGAGTAGAAGCATTGGAACCCCCGACACCCTTCCCAAAGCTAATATCTCATGTCTGGTCTGCCTTTATTAGTTTAAGCTCTAGCAGAGGTTCGGGCATGAATGGCCCACTGCCTATAAGCTACGAGCAGATTAAGGCTTGGAAAGAACTTACGGAAACTTCGATATTGCCTTGGGAAATTGAGGCTATCAGGAAACTAGATTTAGAATACTTAAGGGTGGCAAATGGCTGATATTCAAATAATCATAGGTTATGAGACTGTAACACAGGCAGACCAAGCCTTTAAGATACTTGACAAGACCGTTAAGTCTACTGCACGTCAATACGAACAAGCCTTTAATAAGATCACTGGCTGGCAGAAGAAGTTCTCTAACGAACAGAATAAGGTTAACGCTTCCCTTAA